CCCGCCTGGGGGTGAAGAGCACCCTGGAAGAGACCCGCACGCAGCGGTTCATCGACATCGCCAAGCGCGACCCACGGTTCCCCGTGCCGCTGAAGTACGCCTATGCTCGGACCAAGCGCTCGTCGGGTGGTGACGGGATCAACCTGCAGAACCTGCCGTCCCGGGGCAACGTGGGGCTCAAGGAGTGCATCGAGGCACCGCCCGGGTGGGTCATCATCAACTGCGACTCGTCCAACATCGAGGCCCGCATGCTGGCGTGGTGGGCTGGGCAAGACGATCTGGTGCAAGACTTCGCCAACGGTGTGGACGTGTACTGCAAGCTGGCGACGACGATCTTCGGCAGGCAGATTACCAAGGCGGATCAGCAAGAACGTTTTGTAGGCAAGACTGTAGTCCTCGGCTGCGGTTACCAGACCGGGGCAGGGAAGCTGCAGGTAACGCTCAAGGCAGCGAAGCCCTCAGTGGACATGCCTGCGGACGAGTGCGAGCGGATCATCAAGACCTACCGTGACAGCGTGCCAAAGATCGTGGGCCTTTGGAACCAAGGAGAACGTTCCATCCAAGCTATGTACGACAACAACAGTATGTGGTTTGGACGTGAAGGCGTAGTCAGGATAGAAGGTAAGTACGGTGTACGCCTACCCAGCGGGCTGTACATCAGCTATCCGCAACTTCACCGTGTCTTCGACTCTGGGCGCAGTCGTTGGTCCTACAAAGACGACACCGGTATAGTGGATATCTACGGCGGCAAGCTGGTGGAAAACGTATGCCAAGCACTTGCCCGGATCATCGTGATGTATCAGATGTTACGGATTGCACGTAAACTACCGACCAAGCTCACCGTTCACGACAGCGTCGTTGCCCTGGCCCGGGAAGAAGAAGTCGAGGCCGCTCGGGGTTACGTCGAGGAGTGCATGCGGTGGGTGCCTGACTGGGCCAAAGGCTGTCCGATCAACTGCGAATCCGGCATAGGCCGGAACTACGGGGAAGCATGAACGAGAACCTCAACGACTACGCTATGCCGCTCATCACCATCGAGCGGCTCATCAAACAGATCCATGACCTGTGCCTTGAGCACCGGTACGCTGAAGCGAGCGAAGCGGCCTTGCATCTTGGCGTGGAAGTGCGTATCCTTCAGGGCGTACTTGCCATCATGGAGAACGGGCCTTCGGCCCGTCCGCGCTCGTCATGACATTGCCCGGACCCTGGTCCTACTCGTCCCTCAAGTCCTTCAAGACTTGTCCAAAAAAGTTCTACGAGATCAAGGTAGCGAAGAACTTCAAGGAGCCCGAACACACTGAGGCTACGTTGTACGGAAAGAACTTCCACACAGCGGCAGAGAACTTCATGCGGGATGGTGTCGAGCTTCCACCAGAGTTCAGCTTCACGAAGCCACACCTAAGCGCTCTTCGTTCGCTGCCTGGGACGAAGTACTGCGAGTACGAGATGGGGTTGACCAAGGAACTCAACCCCTGCGGATTCAGAGACAGCACGGTGTGGTGCCGGGGTATCGCGGACCTGCTCATCATCAACGAAGAGAAGGGCATCGCCCGGGTGGTGGACTACAAGACCAGCAAGTCCACGAAGTACGCTGACACAGCGCAGCTTGAGTTAATGGCACTGATGATCTTCAAGCACTTCCCGTTCGTCCGTAAGGTGCGGGCTGGGCTGCTATTTGTCGTTGCCAACAACTTCAAGCCAGCGGACTACGAAGCCGCGCAAGAGAAGCTCTACTGGAGACAGTGGATGGAGGACGTGCGCCGCCTGGAGGTTGCGCACAACCTGGGGGTGTGGAACCCTAGCCCGTCAGGGCTGTGTAAGCGGCACTGCATCGTAACGACCTGCCCCCACAACGGGGCCAACGGAGGTTGACATGCCCTACAAGGACATGAAGGACAGAGACCACAAGAAGGAGTACGCGGACTTCCTCGCCAACGGTGGCAGGGCCAAGCAGTCCGAACGGCAGCGTGCTCGCAGAGCCTGGGACAAAGAGAACGGTAGGGATTCACGCAGGGGCAAGGCCCTCGACCATGTGACTCCTATCAAGGATGGCGGCAAGAGCAAGCCCGGGAACGTGCGGCTCAAGTCGTTCAGCGCGAACAGCGCACGGAATTTCAAAGGCCCGAACTCGGGCAAGTAACCCCGCCCCGGGGATCGGGGCAAACGCTAGCTCAACGGACTTTGTCCCTTGGGCTGGATGTCTTTTTGGAGTGGAGAATGCAACAGAATCATGTAATGGTAGACATCGAGACCTTGGGCGCCCGCCCGGGGGACATCATCCTCAGCATCGGTGCTGTGAAATTCAGCGCTGAGAAAGGTCTGGGGGAAGAGTTCTACGTCACCATCGACCCGGAATCGTGCAAGGCTGCTGGACTGCGTGCACAGAAGAGCACCCTGGAGTGGTGGGGCAAGCAGTCTGACGAAGCTCGGCGGGCTGCGTTCCAGGGGGAGTTCTCGCTCGAAGTAGCACTCACCAAGTTCACCATGTGGATGCCCCCGCTGGACACGGCTATTGTCTGGGGTAACGGTGCAAACTTCGACAACGCACTGATAACCGCTGCCTACCGTGCTGTCAAGCACGATGTGCCCTGGCACTTCTGGAATGATCGCTGCTACCGGACGATTTCCGCGATGTTCATGAAGACCAGGGTGGGACGTGTGGGTACTGGACACGTCGCGCTGGACGATGCCAAGACGCAAGCTCTGCGGCTGCTGCAGATGGTGGAAGACCACAAGTTCGCGCTCAAGTGACCTATGCAGATCATTGAAAACAAAGCGCTTCTGCTTCGGCTGCGCAACCCCGAGCGGGTTCTAGCCACCATACCGAAGGCGAAAGTTGTCGCCCAAAGCTCTGGGACTTCTGACGTCTTGGTGTGGTGGGGGTTGGACGAAGCGCGGGTCCTGCGCAATCTGGGTGTGAAGAACGTGCCCTCACCCATCCTGGGCCGCTACAAGTGGCCTGGGGTGTTCAAGCCGTTCCAGCACCAGAAGACGACCGCAGCGTTCATGACACTGCACAAGCGGGCGTATTGCTTCAATGACCCGGGCACGGGCAAGACCGCTTCGTTCGCCTGGGCTGCGGACTACCTTCTTGGACGCAAGTTTGTACGAAGGGTACTGGTCATCTGCCCGCTGTCCATCATGGCCCCGGCATGGCAGGCGGACTTGTTCAAGACGCTGATGCACCGCAGGGTGGACGTGGCCTACGGTGACCGCAAGAAGCGGGCCAAGATCATCGCTTCAGACGCTGAGTTTGTGGTGATTAACTTCGACGGTGTGGAGACGGTCCTCAACGAACTCAAAGCCGGGGGGTTTGACCTCATCATCATCGATGAAGCGAACGCGGTGAAGACAGCGACGACCAAGCGCTGGAAGGCCATCAACCAACTCATCACCCCCAATACGTGGCTGTGGATGGCGACCGGTACCCCTGCCTCGCAGGCGCCGACCGATGCCTATGGGTTGGCGAAGATGATGGATGACACGTCTGTGCCGAACTACTTCTACGCATTCCGGGACCGGGTGATGCACAAGGTCACGCAGTTCAAATGGAAAGCGAAATCGAACGCACAAGAGATCGTCAACCAAGTTCTGCAGCCAGCGATCCGGTTCACCAAGGACGATTGCCTGGATCTACCCGAGCTTCTGTACACCACACGGGACGTGCCTCTGACCCCGCAGCAGTCCAAGTACTACAAGCTGCTAAAGGAGCAGTTCATCATGGCGGCAGGGGGCGAGACCGTGACCTCAGTCAACGCTGCTACCAATCTCAACAAGCTACTGCAAGTCTCTTGCGGTGCGGTCTACTCGGACGACGGTAACGCGGTTGAGTTCGACATCACTACCCGGTACAACGTGTTGCTGGAAGCCATCGAAGAGAGCACTCACAAGGTGCTGGTCTTTGTCCCCTTCCGGCACACCATCAAGGTACTGCACGAGAAGCTCAAGAAGGATGAGTACACCGTTGAAGTGATCGATGGCAGCGTGCCCGTGGGGCAGCGCAACAAGATCTTCGCTGACTTCCAGACCCAGCCCGAGCCGCGAGTGCTCCTCATCCAGCCTGCGGCAGCTTCGCACGGGGTCACCCTGCACGCAGCCAACACCGTGGTCTGGTGGGGGCCTGTGACGTCGAACGAGACCTACCATCAGGCCAATGCCCGGGTGCACCGCTCGGGGCAGAAGAACCCCTGCCTCGTTGTGCGGCTGTGCAGCACCCAGGTGGAACGCAAGCTCTATGACGCGCTGGACTTGAAGACCGAGGACATGAGCACCCTGCTCGACCTCTACCGCCAGGAGGTACTAACCACCTAAAACATCAGAATGCGCCATTCAACTAGGAGAAGAGAAATGCAACCACTGAATTTTTGCAGACAAATAATCAAGCAAGACAAAGCGAACCCTATGGAAGGCTTGTCAGAGATTGCTGAGGTTGCCGAGAAGGCGACCAAATTTTGCTTGCCAGATGGCGGCAAGATCATAGACGACACCGAACTTAGAGGACTTGATGGAAACGTAGAACTCCATCTACCGTTCAACCTAACTGCTTTGGAATATTTGGTATCTGAAGAGCCCAAAGAGGGGGAGATCAAATCTTCTAAACGTGTAGTAGTTGCTGAAGAAAGAGAAAACGATCTCGCCTGCAAAGCGGCGTTCTGGGCAGATGCTAGTAACAAGTGGCTAGCTCTGCATGACTTTAGTATCCCGAAAATAGATTACTTATTCAAACAAGATGGCAAGATCACACTGAGAGTACATACAAGTTCGCCGGTATTGTCTGACATACAACATGAACTTGAGTCACTTCTAGACTTCATCAACGCCCTGCAATGCTCTAATGTAAGTATCACAAAAGAGAAAGGACGGAAGCCTAACAAAAGTTCTAAAGACGCTTTGCCCTTTGACGACTATCACTTCCTAACAATTGGACGAGCGGAGGATAGCGCGGCTTCACAGGCCACGGGAGGGTCACACCGTTCGCCCAGAGAGCACCTTCGGCGCGGGCACATCCGGCGCCTGCCCACAGGCAAGAAGGTCTGGGTCAGCGCAACCGTGGTCTGTGCGGGCCAGGGAGGGAAGGTCAAGAAAGACTATCGCCTCACCGCTTGACACGCCCAAAGTTGCCACGTAAACTCTGAACCCTCAACCCTAGGAGATCCCATGGAGCCCAGTATCGAGGCACCTCAAGTGCCCACTGAAAAACTCGTCAGGGCGTACATCAAGATGCGCGACGCGCGTTCCGCCCTGACCCAAGAGTACGAGGCCAAGGACAAGGCCATCAAGGACCAAATGGAAATCATCGAGCACACGCTGCTCGATGTCTGTAAGCGTGCTGGTGGCGATAGCATCAAGACCAGCGCAGGCACCATCATCCGTGGTGTCAGGACTTCTTATTGGACTTCCGACTGGGAGTCCATGCACAACTTCGTTAAGGAGAACCAAGCACTCGATCTACTTGAGAGGCGCGTTGCGCAGAAAGCTATGGGGGAGTTCCTCAAAGCAAATCCAGACAAGATGCCCAAGGGCATGAATGTCGAAACCAAGTACACGGTTACCGTAAGGAGAGCCTGAATGTCTGAAATGACTCTTTTCCAGAACGGCAGTCAACTGCCTGCACACTTGAAGCGTGGTGAACTCAGCGACCTGACCCGGTCGCTCATGGGCACCAGCAGCAAGCGCATCAGCTTGGAAGGCGGTGTCTTCCGCCTCATCGTCGGCGGGCAAGAGGTTGCCAAGAACGAGAACCGCTCGATGAACATCGTGGTCGTTCGTGCTGCCAGTGCGAACTCCCGCACCTACTACCCCGAGAAGTACGTCAAGGGCACGAAGGCCCGCCCCATCTGCTGGTCCGAGGATGGCAAGCTGCCGCATGCCAGCGTGAAGGCGCCCCAGGCCAGCAGTTGCGACAAGTGCCCGCAGAACATCAAGGGCTCTGGTGATCGCCCGGACACTCGTGCTTGCCGCTTCCAACGTCGTCTGGCCGTGCTGTTGGAGAACGACATCGATGGTGACATCTACGCGATGACCATCCCGCCGCAGTCGATCTTCAGCCAAGGCGAAGGTCGCAAGATGGGCCTGCAGCAGTACGCTCGTTTCCTGGGCGGTCACGGCATCGAGGTCAATGCGGTGGTGACGGAGCTTCGGTTCGACACCGAGGCTGAGGGTGTCAAGGTGACGTTCAGCGCGGTGCGTCCCCTGGAAGTGGACGAGTACAACTCCATCGTCGCCCGCAAGGACGAGCCCGCTGCCATCGACGCTGTGACGATGACCGTGGGTGAGATGGACGGTGCACCTGAGGACGGCACGGCTGTGCCTGCGCCTGAGCCCGCTCCGGCCCCCATGCCGGTGTTCTCTGCTGCGCCCACCCCTGTGGCCCCTGCGCCCGCTCCGAAGCCCGCCCCTGCACCCAAGCCTGCGGCAAGCGGATTCAAGGTCACCAAGTCCGCCCCGGTCCCTGCGCCGGTCGAAGAGCCCGCTGTGCGTGAAGCCAAGGCACCGGCCCCTGCGGTGCCCGATGTCAGCAACATCCTGTCGCAGTGGGGCGACGACGCTGACGACTGATTGAACGGGGCGGCGACAAGCGCGTGAGCGGGGGCTCCTTCCAAAGGTCTCCTACCCCCGCAATAGTCCCGGGTTGCGCCGGGACCGCCCCACCTACCACCATGCCCTACACCGCAAAAATCATTCGGCTCAACGCCGATGCAGACCCAAGCCTGCTTGGCGTCCAACTGGGGCGGCTCTGCATACACCGGCAGGTTCCGGTGGCTGACGTTGCCCACGCCTTGGACGTGACCAAGGTGGCGGTCTACCGCTGGTTCTCGGGTAAGCGAGATGTGTCGAAGCACTTGCGTGAGCGCGTGCTGGCG